CTACGATTGCAGACAACGCCATTACAGCCGCTGCGATTGCAGACGATGCAGTAGGAACCGCTGCGATTGCAGATGATGCTATCACAGCCGCTGCGATTGCAGACAACGCCATTACAGCCGCTGCGATTACAGATGGAACTATAACAGCTTCAAAGCTTGGCACAGGCGTAGGAGGAGCGTTCAATAACTTCCTTGTTAAAACTGCAAACTACACAGCAGTTACACGAGACCAGTTAATTGTGAACTCTGGAAGCGCAGTAACAATTACATTGCCTGCAAGTCCCAGCGCAGGGAACATAGTATTTATAGAAAACGCTGGAGCAGGAACGGTCACTGTTGCTCGCAACGGCTCGAACATTAATTCAACAGCAGACGATGGTGAACTGGCTACAGATGCAGGCGCGACCTTGGTGTACGTTGATTCAACAATCGGATGGAAGGAGTTATAAATGGCTATTATATTAGGTGGCGGTGGTGGCAGCACTTCATTCCCCACAATCTTTTTACACAAGTCTCAAACTTGGGTTCCACCTCAAGACGGCAACATAATGATTCACGTTATTGGGGCAGGTGGTAGTGGTTGTGCAAGTAGTGGAAATACCACACTTCAAAGCGGTGCGGCAGGAGGTTATTGCAGAAAGAACTCTTTAGCAGTAACTACCTCTGGCTCATTTACTGTTGTTATTGGCGCAGGAGGCGCACCCACAGTGGGAGCCTTCGGTGCAGGAACCGCAGGAGGCACTACGACTGTTGCAGGCACAGGACTAAGCTCTACGTTGACGGCTACTGGTGGCGCGGCGGGAGCTGTATCTAACGGAACTTACACTACTGGGGGGGTTGGCTCAAATGGAGACTTAAACACCACAGGTGGACGCGGAGGTTTTAACAGAGGCGGTGGTGCTGTTGGATTAACAGGAACAGGCAATGACGGTATAGTGGGAGATAAAGAATGGAATCTTTCAGGTAGTTGCGACATATTGGGTGATTTTTATTCATCTAGTTTTGGTCAACTGTCTGGCAGTAGCGGAGGAGGAAGTCACTATCCAGCATATCATAATGGTTATGGTACAGAGGTAGTAGGGCCATTGGCGGGTGGAGTAGCGGCATATAAAAGTCAGCTAGATATGTTTTCTGGTCATGCTTCTATAGGTGGTGGCGGTGGATATGCGTATTCTCCGTGGGCGGAAGGCGCGACTTCAGGCCGTGGTGGTGAAGGCTGTGTTGTTATTCAGTACATACCGTAAGGAGAATTAAATGAAATATAATATTAAAGATGCTGACGGTAACATCACAAATACCATCGTTGCTGACGCTGAGTTTGTTGAAGCTAACTTTGAACACTATGAACTGTACGTTGCACCTACACCCCCAGAGCCTACAGCAGAAGAGACTGCTCGTCAGTGGCGTGACGCAGAACTGTCGTTTACAGACCAAGCAGCCCAAACTCCAGACTGGCCGAACCGCGACAACATCCTGATCTACAGGACTGCCTTACGTGACTGGCCAGCTACTGACGACTTCCCAGAAACTAAGCCAACTTTAGGTAGCTAATTATGTTAGCAGAGATCAGTTTATTAGTAGGTGGTTTAAAGGCCCTTAACGAGGGCATCGCTGTCGTTAAAGAGTCTGGTAGCAACCTTACTGGTCTCGCTAAAGTTTTCGGCACCCTGACAGAAAGTAAGCAAGCGGTCGAGAAGATTGAGGCTGCTGCTGAAGATGGCGACCACATTCTGACCCAGGAAGAAGCGCTTGAGCTGGCCTGGGCAAAGAACGAGATTCGCGAAAAAGAAAAAGAACTCAAGAAGGTTACGCCGCGAATGGTGTGGCGCGACATGTTAACCATCCAACATAAATCGCTGATGGAACACAAACATAAGCTTGAGAAAGAGCGCCTAGCGCGTAACCGAGCAATCACTAAGCGCGACGATCTGATAAAGAATGCGGCAAGTCTTTGCCTACTTTTATGCGTTGGAGTTGGAGTAGCATATTTCTGGATGCCACTCGTTTAACTTAGGTTTCACAGTAATAGTAAAGCTATTATAATGTCGTAGAGGTAATTATGGCGTATTTTAAAAGAGACAGGTTCAGCGGTATTGCTCCTGGGATTTCTCCTAGGTTGGTCGCTGACCAGTTTGGACAGGTAGCACAAAACATAGACTTTGAGTCTGGCCGTTTAGTCGCGACCAGTGAAAACTCCGATACGCATACGTTGCAAAACGGTGCCCGCCGATCAATCTATTACTACAACGACACAACCTGGCTGGAATGGTCCGAGGATGGCATATCTGCTGTTGAAGGCCCAATCCCTGGTGATACGTTAAACAGGCTGTACTTTACCGGTGACGATTACCCACGTTTAGGTAGTCAGGCTACGCTGCCTAATAACACGTGGCGCCTTGGAGTTCCTGCGCCATCCGGTACACCAACTGTTGCAAAGTCTGGTACAGCAGACGCGGACGCAACACCCAACGACGTTTCTTATGTTTATACGTTGGTAACGGCTGATGGTAGAGAAGGCCCTCCTTCTAGCCCCAGCGCTGTAATCGAACTGACCGACGGTGAGACAGCGACGATAAGCATGCCTGCAAGTTATAACCCTTCTGGCTCGGGCCATAACTTTGCAAGCAGCAATAGCGGTAATGCGTTAAAGCGCATTTACCGTTCTAACACTGGCTCGACTAATACGCAGTTTCAGTTTTTAAAAGAGATAAACTTTAGCCAGACTAGTTGGCCAGACAATGCCGACGCCGCTACTTTAGGTGAGGTACTACCCAGCGGTACATGGATTGGGCCGCCTGACGATAATACTTCGCTATACCCAGACGGTCCTCTCAAGGGGCTGATTCCGTTAGCTCAAGGCGTTATGGCGGGCTTCACAGGTAAACGCTTTTGTCTTAGCGAGCCATTCCTACCCCACGCTTGGCCAATTCAATACAGAATCACCACCGAAGAAGACATTGTTGCCATAGCGTCTACAGCAAATGGTGTAGCTGCGCTGACAAATGGACAACCTTATTTTATTACGGGCACCGATCCGAGTGCCATGACCGCGGTCCGCATAGACTTAGCGCAAGCCTGCGTCAACGTAAACAGTGTCGTGGATATGGGTAGTTATGTTCTTTATGCAGGGCCAGATGGTTTATGTGCCGTGGAGAGCGCTTCGGGGTCCGTGGTCACAGCCGGACTTATTAGTGTTAAACAATGGAACAGTGATTTTAACCCAACAACAATTCGTGCATTTAGACACGAGGGCACATACGTTGCGTTTAATGCATCAGGCGGCTGGGTCTATGATCCACGTGGTGACGAAAGCGCGTTGTCCACCCTTACTCTTTCTGGAGAAGTTAGGGGTGGGTATACAAACCCCAAAGATGGCGAGCTGTATGTAATCGTAGGAAATAAGATTCAAAAATATCGTGGCAGCAACACAAGCAAGACGTTGTCTTTTAAGAGTAAAAAGTTTGTTACACCGTCACCAGTGTCTATGGGCTGGGTTTCAGTTCACGCAAATACTTACCCAGTAACCATAAAAGTATATGGCGACAGCACTTTGATTGCGCATTACACGCTCACACAGTCTGGCTCGACATATACACAAGCAACGACAGTTCCCAGTGGTATTAGTAACGGTACATTACGCGAGCCAGTAATGCGTATGCCTGCAGTTGTTGCCCAAGAGTGGGAGATACAGGTCGAAGGCACTGACATTAATGAGTTCTGTCTTGCACAGAGCATGGACGAGATACGTCAATCATGACAGTACGCCCTACAAAAATTCCAGGTATACCTAAACCACCTGTTTCTGCAGGACCAGAACTCAGGCGCTACCTAGAAAGTCTTGCCGAAGCGGTAGAAATACGGCTTGGTCGTAAGGGTGATCCTCGTGATCGCGCGGTTACATTGCGTGAGTTAATAGCGTCTGGATTAGCGCGTGAACTTCGAGGAAACCCTTTTAATCCAAACAACCCTCCAGGGACTCCTCCTGATTTTGTTAGTGACGATAATGTTGATGTTACTGTAGTCCCACCACAACCTACAGGTTTTACTGCAGACGGTGCTTATAGCGTTGTAAATCTATATTGGGATTTTCCTTTATACACGGGCCCGAATCATTCGCATACTGAGATATATAGCTACCCTTCAGACAACCTTGCCTCCGCTATAGATCAGGGGGTTATTGGTGTTATTACAGGGCGTGCATATACAGATCCTGTAGGAGAAGGCGTAACTCGTTATTACTGGATACGTCACGTAAACGAGCATGGGACTGTTGGTCCGTGGAACAGCGGCAACGGCACAGTAGCTACAACGGCACTAAATGTAGATCAATTGTTGGAGGAGCTAGAGCGTAGCATACCGGCTGTTGCTTTAGTCCAGGGTCTTGAACCTATATCCGTCGTTGATACCTTACCGAACGTTTCGGGGTATACCGGCCCGCAAGTCGTGTTTTTAACAAGTGATGGAAAAATTTATCGCTTGATTAGTGGTGCGTGGACGGCGGCTGTGCCTACGGTCGACTTAACAGGCACGATAGCATCGTTGCAGATTGCCAACGATGCCGTTACTAATGCAAAGATTGCAGTTAATGCAATACAAGGTGATGTCATTGCTGCTAGTGCAATTACCGCTGACAAAATAAACGCTAGTGCTGTTACTTCATTAGCAATTGCTAATGACGCAATTACTAATGCAAAGATTGCTGTAAATGCGATACAAGGTGATGTTATTGCTGCTGGTGCAATTACTACTGATAAAATAAGCGCTGGTGCCATTACTTCATTATTAATTGCTAATGGCGCAATTACTAATGCAGAGATTGCAGTTGATGCAATACAAGGTGATGTGATTGCAGCAGGCGCGATAGATGCTGATAAGATTGCAACTGCTGCAATAACTGAAACAAAGATTGCTGCGGACGCCGTTACTAATGCAAAGATTGCTGTAAATGCAATCCAAGGTGATGTAATTGCTGCTGGGGCAATTACTGAAACTAAAATAGGTCAAGACGCCGTTACTAATGCAAAGATTGCTAACGACGCAATTCAAGGTGATGTGATTGCTGCTAATGCGATTACTGAAACTAAAATAGGTCAAGACGCCGTTACTAATGCAAAGATTGCTAATAATGCAATCCAAGGTGATGTGATTGCTGCTAATGCAATTACTGAAACTAAAATAAGTAGCAGCGCAATTACTGCTCCAAAGATTTCAGCTAATGCCATAACAGCTGGGAAAATTGCTGCTGGAGCTGTTACAGCAAATGCCATAACAGCAAATGCAATTACTGCTGGAAAAATTGCAGCTGGTGCAGTCGAAGCAAACAAGATAGCCGCTAACGCAGTTACTGCAGCTAAAATAAGTGCAGCGGCTGTAGTAGCAGGAAAGCTCGCTGCAGGGGCTGTTACAGCCGATAAAATACTAGCTAATGCAATTACTGCTGGGAAAATTGCGACTGGTGCAGTAGAAGCAGACAAGATAGCCGCTAACGCAGTTACTGCTGCAAAGATAACAGCAGCCGCTGTAGTAGCAGGAAAGATTGCAGCTAATGCAGTTACCGCTACTAATATTCAAGCAAACGCAGTGACAGCTGCGAAAATAAATGCGGGCGCAGTTGCAACAGATAAATTAGCAGCCAATGCTGTAACAGCAGTAAAAATACAAGCCGCCGCAATAGAAGCTGGAAAGATTGCAGCTAATGCAGTTACAGCCGCTACGATTGCAGCTGGAGCAGTTACTGCAACAAAGATACAAGCAAATGCTGTTACAGCTAATGCAATTGCAGCTAACGCCGTTACGGCTAACGAAATTGCTGTTGGTACTATTACAGCCTTAGAAATTGCTAGTGGCGCAATTACTGCAGCAGAGATAGCTGCAAATACTATAACTGCGTCACAGATAAACGCTGGAGCAATTACTGCAACAGAGATAGCTGCTAACGCTGTTACCGCTAATGCAATTGCAACTAATGCAGTTACCGCTAACGAAATTGCTGCTGGTGCAATTACAGCCTTAGAAATTGCTAGTGGTGCAATTACTGCCGCAAAAATAGCTGCAAATACTATAACTGCGGCACAAATAAACGCTGGAGCAATTACTGCTACTGAACTAGCTACCAACGCAGTGACTGCCGTTAAGATTCAAGCAGGCGCTATAACTGCCACTAAAATTCAAGCAGGCGCGATAACAGCGTTGCAGATTGCTGCAGGTGCTATTACGGCCAATGAGTTAGCAGCGAATAGCGTCACAGCTAATGAAATTGCTGCTGGCGCGATTACAGCTGGAGCGATAGCTGCTGACGCAATTAGTGCATCCACAATGATTTCTGACGGGGTAATTGTAGGCAACAAGATAGCTGCTAACGCGATTACCTCAGCTAAAATTCAAGCGGGTGCAGTTAGCGCTAACGAAATTGCTGCTGGCGCAATAACAGCTACAAAGATCGGAGCTGGCGAAATAGACGCAAGCAAGCTGGTTATTGATGGCTCTTCGATTACATCTGTAATCAGCGGCGGGAAACCTACTCTTCAGCTTGGAAATGTGATCGCCAACAAAATTACATCTGGTACCCTCAATGCCGCAAATATAACAGTTACTAATTTATATGCAGACAACATTTCTGGTGATATTAATACCTTAGTTCCATTTTCTTTAGCCTCACCTGTGCAGATTGCTGGTGGTGACACGCAAGTTTGGTCGGGGCAATTTCCCGCTGCTGGAACAAACGGTAAAGCCAAAAAACCCTACATATCAGCTGTGGGTTATGGTATCTGGGAAAACGATGTTGTCTATAAAGTTAAGTTACAAATGAAGGTTAATTCTTCGCCATCCGCTGTTACTGTAGGTACTTGTACAGCCAATACCATAAGAAATTACGGGGGCTTCTTTTGGCATGAAGCAACTTTTTCGGGTGATAAGCGTTCAGTACTACCAAGTGGAGCAATATTAAGAATTGGCAGTAACGTTAGAGGTACTGTTACAGCTGCTAGTTATAACGCTACTTCAAATGTGACTACCCTTATATACCAGCCACAAGTTGGTCTTTCTGCCGGCAGTACGGTTACGGCTACACCTACTGTCGCATATCAAACTGTTTCTACTATCTTTTTCAGAGCTGATTACGATGACCACCCTGAGCCGTTTGCTATTTCGGGCGGTTTATCAGCAGGCGTTACTGCAAGCGTTGATGCCAGAATTATGTTTGATACCTATACTAAAAGCTATCAACAGATACCTAGTACTCCGCATGCTACTAACTGGAACCACGACCAGGTGTTCGATCTTGATGGCCTAATGATGAGTTTAAGATGACACAGCTTTTTGTTAAATATGATATTGATACTGAAACGGTACTTGCTGGCCCACAGGGCGTTGCTCCCGATGATACTTGGGTGCCGTTTATACCAGCGGAAAATTTAAAACCTCGACAGAAGTCACAAACAAAATGGTTAGAAGATTTAAAAGTAGTAGCGCAAGTCGCGGGTGATGAACATGCGCCGAATTACGCGGAACAGCGCAGAAACACCTATCCAAAAATTAGCGAACAGTTGGATAAGCTGTTTCACGATATTGATAGCGGGGTACTGGATAAAACCGGAAGTTTTTATCAAACTATTAAAGAGGTTAAAGATAGCATACCGAAGCCAACAGAGTAATATGTACAGATAGACATAACCTTCATGCATTTAATGCATTAGATTCATGACCTGACCCTCTATATAATCGCGCCTCAACCAACCAGAGGCACACATGATTCTTTACGTAATAGCGTTTATCCTTGTAGCACTAGGTGCTATAGCACAGCAGGATTTGTAGCTCCGTCATTGACGGAACTCAAGATAAAGTAAAATAAATTAAGTAGTGATATCAATAAGTTACGAAAATCTGTAGTTGTAGTACAGATAGACATAAGTAGTAGCTAACTTATTGATATAGAAAGAAAAGGTGGGGTACGGAGGACAGAATCCCTCCCTCTCCGCCAGCTACCTAAGTGTATGTTTTAAATACAGTATTTGGTAAGATATAAGTCCAAGACGGACGCATGACGGAATATGGCTTATATCAGAGAACGAGGCGGCAGGTATTTTGCCGAGATTCGCCGCAAGGGTTACCCCAACCAAAATAAAACCTTCCAAACAAAAGCAGCTGCTCGAGCTTGGGCTCGTCGCATTGAGACGAACATGGACGACGGTTCGTGGATCGATGCTCGTGAAACGCGATCCGTGTTCATTGAGAACATAGTCGATGAGCTTATATATTCTTTCGAGAGGTTTGGCTTAACTGTCGCAGGCCCTAAAGTCGGGCAGCTAAATCAGATCAAAGAACATTTTACTGGTGTGTCAATTCATGATCTGACTTTTGATGACGTGCTCGACTTTGCAGCACAACGCCGCAAGACAGTATGTGCAAGCACACTCCAAACCCAGATGTATTATCTCAAGCAAGCAGTTGTAAACAGCAGAATAAAAACCGAGCAACCTGTTGTAGACATGGCAATTGATGAGCTAAAGAAAAAGAAAATTATTATGGGGAGCGTAAGACGCGACCGTCGCCTGGAACCAGGTGAGCACGAAGCGTTAATGATGGAGGCTGATGGGCATTGGATATCTGTTGCTATCGATATCGCTATTGAATCTGCTATGCGTCAGAGCGAAATACACCGCCTGAAGTGGGAAGATATCGACGAAAACAAAGGTGTTATTCAGCTGATGCGTAAAGACAAGCACGCTGAAACAGGTCGATCTGAGCAGGAAATACCTTTATTAGAGGGTGTGAGAGAGGCGCTCCTACGCGCACAGAATAGGTTTCGGCAAGGGCCAAACCTTATTCCTGTAAAGCGTGCAGCAAGCATTTCGGACAAGTTTGCTAGGATGACGGATAAGTTAGGGATTAATGACTTACGATTCCATGATCTACGTCATGAGGCGATTAGTCGGATGTTTGAGAGGGGGATGAGGGTTGAACAAGTGCGAGTGGTGTCGGGTCATCGCACACTTGAACAACTTTCTAGGTACGTTAATTTGCGGCCGGAAGATTTAGCTGGGATGTGAAGTATTGTGCAACACCTTGCGTTGGAAAGAGGTACTTCTTACCTCGTTTGATATGGGGCAAATCTAACTGTCCCCGATAGATCTGCTGATAAACGGACTGACGCTTGATGCGCAAAAGCGCGGCTAGTTCTTCGAGGTCCATTAATGGTCCATATTTATTTAGTAACAATTCGTCCATGTACCGTTCTTCTCACTGTGATTGTTATGTGATCTTATATCATTAGTATAGCTATTACTATGTTAGGTATTATAGTTTTGGTGTTTCATAAACTATTCGCAAGACGTCATACAGTTTGTCGATTTTTTTCTTTGGAGGTAGAACGCTGACGTGGTATAGGTCGGCGCGTTTTTGGTTTTTGAGGCGGACTAATAATACCTGCTGTTGGGGGTTACTAGATTCAATAACTTTAGCGTAGTATTCGCCGTCTGCATAAACAGACTGAACATCTCCTGAGTAACGGTACAATTTTACATCTGTTAGATCTACCCAAAAAGCACTTGGAAGCGCATGGATTGTAACTTTTTTGTTAAGTCTTTTAGACATGTCATTAGTTGCGAACCTAATAGCGTGCTCAGCTACATTTGGCAAGTGGTTGACATAGTCTGGATCAATTTCTACTGGGTCAACGCCTAGAAAGTTGGCGAACTTAACAACTGCTGCGGGCCCCAGGGGCACAACGTTGTTTAGGTAATGGGAGATAGCGCCCTGGGTCCACTCAAGATCTTTTGCAGCAGTAACCTGCGTGAACTGCATTTCACTTTTTTTCTTGTTCCAGATGCGACGCAGGTTCTCTGCGCTTTTGGGGCGATCGTTTGGCATTTGCTTGTGCTCGTCCTGAGAATGTTACGTCATAAATCCACTGGGCTACCTGCCGTCGTGGAATACTTTGTTCGACATACATAGATTTGCATATATTAGTGGAAAAGTCATCTACTATTATAATAGCGCTATTACTTATGCCGACTACTAAAGCTACAGAGGTGGATTGCTTCATTCGTTCTAGCCACGCTTCTTGGAGCGCGGACAGCGAATGACGAATCACGGTCGTGTCTTTCTTTGGTAGGTTTTTTATGTACTTATATTCAACGAAGAGCGTTCCTGCTGGTCCCGCATACATAGCGTCGGGGACTCCTCCCGTATACGTGTCATGGATTTTCCATTTGTACACATCAGGGTGCAGCGCATTGTGGATGGATCTTACAAAGCTATGCTCGTTCATAAATTAAGTGATGCGTTTCGGCTTACAGTGCATCAAGCTGTATAGAAACATTAACTTTGAGTTATGACACGATATGGAGATAGTACGCGCTGTACTCAAAGTTAATGAGAGCCTTATTAGTTATTTAGCGTACTGCTCGTAGAGACCTTCAGCGGTCTTGTAATCTTCCTCCTGAGCCCAACCAACGAACGTGACTTCACAATTCATGAATGCCTTGCCCATCTTGTTCTCGGTTGGAACGCCTGATACTTTCCACAAGCCAGCGAAACGATCACCACCCTTCATACCAATCTGAGAGTTCCACGCTTTGGAAACGCGTAGCTTGGAGCTAGCGAAGTCCATGATTGCAGGAGAGCGCTCAAGCTCACCAGTCTCAGGGTTCTTGATAAGGATAATGTGGGCGTGTGTTTCGTTGATGTCGTACTCATCAGGTTTGTCCTGATTAGCAACGTACACATCTGCGTCTGCTTGTGAACCGAACGCGCCACCATAGCCACCACCGGCTTCTAGTTTGCGCCACACAACGAATTCGGTCTTGAAGTGCAAGCTAATGCAATACAAGTCATTACCGTAGTTGTGATTGGTTAGTGTGTTAACCAAGTGACCTGGTTCACACCCTTCGACATAAGCCGCGTGATGCTTATCCACTTCGTTAGACATCTTCTGTAGAAGTTTGACGCGCGGAATTTGCACGTTTTGTCCAACGTTTTCGTTACCACGACCAGGACCATCAACGGCTTTTAGGTGTGCTGGCAAAGTGTCAGTGGATGATACGAGGCTGTTTGTTGCTACTTCTGCTACTGCTACTGCTGATTTAGACATAATAAATACTCTTCATGATTCATGTTTAAAGGTTTCGAAAGTTAATGCGCCGAATTTCACGGGGTTGCAGACCAGGAATTTCTTCACCAAGTTTCAGAAGCTCTTTGTATGCAGTCGACGAGACCCGTCTTTGTAAGAGACTGTAGTCTTTGGTGGTGTTGATATGCCCGTACAGAGCATCCCAATCAACAACGTCAGGTACAGTATCTTGGTTAATGGACACACTGGCTTTGTCATTAGCGGTACGTGACAAACCCTGCTCGTCCAATTTGGTTATGAGCTGAAAGTCCAATTCGTCTTGCTTGGCTCTTAGCTCTTTGAGTTGTGAGTTAAGCTCAGCCATCTCAGTTTTGACGGTCGAGCGTTCTTCAATAAGTTCATTGATGTTCATGGGCAGTGACTCCTTCAGGCTGCTTGTTTAAGTTTGTTTAAGATTCCGAGTAGCTCGTCCATACGTTCTACTTTGCCACTCAGCTTTTTGTAGACATCAGGTTCCCAGGTGTCGCGTGCTGCAATCTGAATAACTTCTGTCTTTTCGGTTTGACCTGCGCGGTAAATACGCCGGTTGAACTGTTGGTAGTGCTCAGCGTTGTAAGTCGGTGAAGCCCAGATAACAGTCTTCGCCTTGGTCATAGTCAGGCCGTGTCCTGCTGATTGGGGGTGACAGAACACCACCTGCAGCTGGCCTGCTTGTAGCCGGTCTACAATTTCTTTGCGTCGATGGGCGGGTGCATCGCCATCGATAGTTGCATGCTTGATACCTAGCTTGTCTGCTAGCTCAGCCATGTAACGCTGTTCGTGCTTCCAATTGAACGCTACGAGTGACTGCGCACGCTCAGCTACCAGCTGCATTACAAGGTCGTAACGTTCGGTGTGGATGCTTTGTGTTTCTCCGTGCTCGTCATATATAGAGCCAGTACATAGCTGTAACAACTTCTTGACCTTGGCACCTGCATGTACTGCATTGATTGTTGCTTGCCCTGTATACAACACAGAGTCTTCAGACAGCTGTTTGTACTGATGCATAATCTTCTTAGGCAGAGTGACAAACATGGTCTGTACACTCTGAGGAGGCATATCGATGCACTCTTCCAGCATGTATCGGATGTTGATGTCACACAGTGCAGCTGCCACGGTTTCTTCTGCATTGTCTTTTTGAACCCATTCGTTAGCGAAACCATTGAACTTAGGTGTGCATACAGAAGATCGAAAACTATAGAACCTGTGACCGAGGCGCTCACCATCGTCAACGATTAGCATGGGATGCCATAAATCTAGTATGCCGTTGCTATTGGGTGTGCCAGACATAGCAATACGGTTTGTAAATGCTTCTGCAATTTTGCGGCATGCTTTGCTGCGCTGACTGTCTTTGTTTTTGAATGCTGTGAACTCGTCGATTACTAACGTGTCGAAACCACATAGGACGTGGTAGTTCTTAGCGATCCATTTCACTGCATCGTGGTTTGTGATCACAACGTCTTCTGTACCAAGAAACGCTTTTTCACGATTCTTGGCGTACGCAATTGCATACGTAAGATCAGGTGTGAACTTATCAATATCGTCGCCCCATGAGGCTTCTAAGATGGATAGCGGTGCGAGAACCAAGGTTCGTGTACCGCGGTCAACGATTGCGTCAAGGACAGAACGTGTTTTACCAGTTCCTGGGTCAGATGTGACTAAGCATCGTGGGGTATTCTTGATGTAGTCAGTCGTGACTTTCTGGTGCTCGAAAGGTTTCATAGTCATCACTCATTGATGGTTTGGAATAATAGCATAACTATTATTAATGTTCAATAAAAACAACGGGTTGGTCACTGCTCCAGCAATAACCGCATGTTGCACAGCTGTCTGTTTTACCGAGTTGTTCTGGACATATAACACCGTGCTCGACGTACTCTAAATCTCTTGATTGGACAACATGCGCGCTAAATTCTGTGTCCCAATCATCAGAGTAGCGAATACGAAAGCGTTGCGGGTAAATACGGTTAACGTTATTGATCATGTTGCCCAACTGTGAGTCTGCTGTGTGGTGCGTGTAACCAAACACACGTAAGTTTTCATA